CAGCAATGTACTGAATTGTAGTGGAGGCGTTAGTAGTTGCCCACATCAACTCGATGTATTCGTCTGCGGCTAAATCAATGAACAAGTTCAGCGCGCCGATCAAGTGGCCGTCTATGGAGCCGTGCCGATTGGGCACGGAAAACTGGCTGTTAGTGTCAGGCACATCCACGCCGTTTTTACGCATCCAAATATTGGTGTCGTGGATGTTGTTGTCGGTGTTTACAAATTGAACGCTGAACTGAATGTTGTACGTTCCGGCAATCTCACACCTGACCTTGGACTTGCAGGTGCCGGTGATGGTCGTAGACGCTACGGTCTGCGACACGCTAACCTGATAGGTGCCAGTGCTGCCGTCAGTGCCAGTCAACTGAGACACGATGCGAGTTCCAGCCGTAACGCCAGTGCCCGTGATCACCATGCCAGGGTAGATTGGCCCCGAAGTGATCGCTGTCACTGTCATGGTGGTCGTGGCAATCGACGCAGTGAACACGGCTGTGCGGTCTTCTATCGTGACGTTTTTGCTAAACTGCGTGGTGTCGTACAGCAGCGGGTACGCCGTAGTTGTCGAGCCGTCAGGCTGGTTGGCCGTGCTGTAAAAGGAGCCGTATACAAACTGCGGAATCTGCGGCGTGGTAATCGGCGCAGACTGAAGTGCGTCGATCTGCTTTTGCAATTCAGCAATCTGCGACACCAGAGCCGAGCAGCAGTCTTCCAACGCTGCTGCTTGGATTTGCTTAGCCAACTCATCGCTCAAATCAGCCGCAGGCGGCAGCGTCTGCAACTCCTGCCGCACGGCGTCAAGCGCAGCGTCAACAGACGCAATCGTTGACTCGGCGCTGAACGTAAGCCCTGAGTCATCAACGACTGCCGTGGCCGCATCGTTGAGCGACAAGAAGAACAAGTACCAAGCCCTGTCGATCAACCCGGTGCGCGGGTCGATCAACGGCACCCGTGGCGGGGTGATCGGCGTCGGCGTTGCGTTAGGGCTAGGCATTCGTCGGGCTGATGATCAGTTCAGCACCCATGATCGCCGTCTTGACCGGATCGGTCATGGACAACTCGTACACACGGTCGCGCAGCTTGAGCGTCATGCCCAGACGCCGAAAGAACGTGCGGTGGTAATACTCACCGATCCGGCCCACGAGCGAGGTGTGGTAGTTTGACCATGTGTGGCCGCCGTCGTCGCTCCAACGCAGCATGACCTCTGGGTTGCTGCCTTGGCCCAAGTTCAGGCCAACGCCAGTCTCCAAGTCGATCTGGAGGCTGTGGTGCGCGGTGCGGCGCAGGTTGTTCTGACCGGTGGGCAGCGCCCGCCAGGACCGCAGCCACTTCTGAATCTGGCCGTTGTCGGCATACGTCTCCATGTCGAAGGCGTAAATGTTGCCGTTCTCGTAGTCGCCCACGACCACCTTGTTGTTGAACGCCATCTGGCAGTTGCTGCGGTGCCGGGTAAAGTCGCCGTTGACCCAGCCCGCCCGCTCATGCCATGCCTGCGTGGCAACGTCATACACCCAAGTCGTGTCGGCGCTCGGGAAGATCAGGACGTAGAAGCTGTGACCATCCTGTTGATAAGTGTAGGCAATCGCGTCGCTGATGTTGCCGTACTGCTGGATGTGCCACTCAACGGCGTGGGTGCTGATGCGCTGGCCGGTGTAGCCGTTGGCCCGGTAGACAATGCCCTGCCCGCGACGGTCGCGCCCGAGCCAGAACAGCCCGTTGTCCATCTTGGCAATCGAGTAGGCAGCCGCGCAGCCCAACTCGTTGAACGCGCCTTGGATGCGCTGAAGCGGGAAGTCGGTTGCGCCGCTGTCGTACCAGACCTCAATCGAGTTGGTGCCAAAAGCCCACACTTCGCGGAAGTTGGACACCACGGCGACCAAGCCGTCAGGCGAGCCTTCGGTGCTGGCAAACTCCAGCGGGTCAATCGAGGTGCCGTCCAGCAGCGCCGTAATCCACATCTTCTGGCTGTTCGGTTCGTTGAAGACGAAGTAGCCGTCCAGATACGCCACGGTTACTGCGCCGGGGAAGTCCGGGTCGGTGATCTGCCCAAAGGCGTTGGTCGTGTTGTTGTAGATGTAGCTCGGGCCGTTGGCCGCAATAAACAACTGGGTGCCGTTGTCGGCCATGCTTACCGGCCCGGTGCCCGCCACAGTGCCGATCAGCGTAGCCGCGTAGCTGTTGTTGATCTTGTAGAGTTGGGTGCCCGACACCACGAAACCTGTGCCGTCCTGCGGCGAGAAGGCCCACAAGCCACGGATTGGGCCGGTGCCCACGCTGGCGAGAAACTGCAAGCCTGGGCAGCGCTGAAGGTACGCAGGCTCTTTGCCGCCCTCGGGCACGATCTCGGGGAACAGGTTGACCATGCGGGCATCCGCAGCGTTGACGCTGCGAGCCACATAGGTCGAGCCAAGGATCGGCGTCTTCATCAGTAGTTACCCGCATAGATGTTGTACCGCTGGCGCGTGGCGATCAGCGAGTACGGCATCGACATCACATCGTCCGGGTTGTTGATGCGCTTCAAGTTGCGCTTGCTGGTCATGGCGATGCGCTGCACTTGGGGCGACGGCTCGACGCCAAACTCAGGCGCAAACTCGCAGGCCAAGTTGTAGGTGAACGCCCGCAAGTAGCCCGGCGGGAACAGCAGGTCGGTCGCCAGCGTCGCGGGCTGGTCAATCTCCTGCACACTGATGAAATGGAACTCCAGCAGCCGGGTTGGGCGCGGGTAGATGTTAATCGTAACGTCCGGGTAGGTCATGTTGACGAACATGACCTGGGGAAAGGTTGATGTCACCGTTTTGACCGCGATGCCGTTGTACTGCTGCTGGTTGATCAGCTTGATGCCGTAGGACACGCCCGTGCCGGGGTCTTTGAAATACGTGGCGTCGTCAACCAGAATGGGCCTGATGGCCGTGCCATTCAGGCGCACCAAGGAGCCGGTGGGGCCAAGGGTTTCTTCGATGGAGCCGACCGGCCAGTTGACAATCTGGTCGATGGTGCAGAAAACAGACAGACGCTCGGTATTCCACGAGTCAATCATCTGATTGAGAGCCATCAAGGCGTCTTGCGACACCGATGCCGAGGGCGTTTCTCCCTCGGCCAGCACACCTAGCAGCCGCAGCGCCCGGTTGATCTGATCGCCTGCGGTGTAGGTCGCCATGTCACTCTCCTTCGCTCAAAACGTCCTTTTTGCGCCGCCCGCGCCGCACAACCAGTTCTGGCTCCGGCTCCGCTTCGGCAACATTTGGATTGTATCTTGACCAGCCGTTTTGAACATCCAAATCGGCTTCCAAGTCTATCGTCGCAACCTTAGCGCCGTGGACTGGGTGTGTGAGATAGATTACGGGCATTGCTCCTCCGGGGGTGTTGGCTCATCCAGTTTACGAACAAGCAGTTGGTAAGCATTCAAGACCGCTTGAGCCTGAGTCAGGAAGGTTTGCGCCTTCCCAACCTCTTGCTCAAGCGATTGAATTTCCCCGACGAGAAACTCTTTGGTGATTTCCATTAGGCAACCGTGCTGACCATGATGTAGTAGGTCGTGCCGCCGCTGACCACCGGAATGGTGTGCGTGACGACAGGCGACCCCACCTTGGCGCGAAACACGCCAGTTGCGCTGACCGCAGGCATCAGGGCAAAGTTGCCCACCTCGCCCGTGCCGCTATTGGTCACACGCAGGAAGGACGCATTGCTCCAAGTGCCGCCAGAGGCAAAGTCAGAGTCCAGTTGCAAAGCCGCCAAAGTGCCGCCTGGGTTGGTAGACGTGCCACCAATGGTTGCACGGATGGCGTTGGCTGCGCCGCTGATGGTGCCGCCAGTGTTGACGGCTGTGCTGATGTGTGCGCCGTTGATTGTGCCGCCTGTAGCGCCGTTAGCGCCAGTCACGCGGGTCAAGAAACGAGCAGTTTCACCAGAGCCAGTCGAAGTAAAGGTTAGCCGGTTGAAGTTAAGGCGAGTGTCACCCGACGTTGCCGAAGTGGTGGCATAAGCACCGTTCAATACGCCTGAGGTATTGATTTCAATTGGCGCATTGGAAGTACCAACTTGGAACGAATCCAGTTGGGGGTCGGCATACGCGACGCCGATAGGCTTGTTATTTGCCATGATCAAAATCCTTTATTGATTCCAAAAGGGAAAAAACGGGGGCCGAAGCCCCCATTAGGTTTACGCAGTGCGGTACAAGGTCCAGGTCGTGTCGCTGGTTTTACGAGCGATAAACGAGGCCGAAGTGCCGTCATTGATGGTCAGCGAGCCGACAATCGTCCAGCCGGTGCCAGTGCCAGCGGCCATGGTGATGTCACCAGTCGAAGTGCCGATGTTGATCACCACCCAGTTAAAGGTGCTGCCAACTTTAGCACTGGAGACCAGATCGTTCACACCAGTAACGCCACCTGCTGTAACCACGATGGGCATCGTGTAAGTCGTGCCGGTGGTGCCGGGGTTGGCGATCAGAATACCGCCAGTTACTTCAGCAGCCGTCAGGGTAACAGCGGAAGTGCCAGTCTCAGTAGTAGGGGCGGGCAAGTAGCCGATGACGGGTTCGTTGAGGTTGCCGTCGCCGACTTGATAGCCGCCTGCGCCATTAGGAAGAGCCATGATAAATTCCTTTCAAAATAAATGTGTAGAAGGGGGCCGGAGCCCCCGTTCAATCAACCCCAGAGGCGAACGCCCATCTGGGGACGGATGGTGTTGTAGCCATACAGCACGTCAATACGGCAAGGCATACGGTCATTGTTGATGTCGTACTGGCGCACGACACGCAGGCTGATGCCGTTATGGACCGCGCGGGCGGCCATGTCCACACCTTGCGGCAGGAGCAGG